GGATCAGGTTCCATAGTAAGAAAATAATTTACTTATTCCAATAGTAACAAGAAATGAAAGCATAATTACCATATCCCACATTCTATGTTTTATAAAATACGGGAGTGTAAAAACATCGGCAGCTAGATGTACTATGACCCCAGACAAAACATTCACATAAATTATGGTGAAGTGAGAGCAAACGATCAGAATACATCCAACCACTCGCATATTATCCAAAAGTCGAGTCTGGTTCAAGAGCAATATAATACTTGAGATCGTGCTGAGTATTGGTAAACTGGGACAGAAGTTTTGATGAGACAACAACATCGTAGGCACCCGGAATAATCTTGATGTTTTCTACTTTGAAGTTGAAACTAAACTCTTTATCCGTTTCACCAACTACAATTGCATATTCGTTAGAAGTATCATTCTTCTTATCACGAACAACCAGTTTGATTACACCTGCCTCACCAATTGCAGAAAGGTCAGGGAGTTGATAAACTGCTGCTGCTTTCACCAGTTTCTCAAGAGTCACACTATCCATTTGGAAGCAAACATCCTGAGTAGGAAGAGTGATGTCCTTTTCGGGAGGAGCAATGATGACATTAGGATCGGCAAAGAAATACTTCACACGACGTTTGCCTTCTTTAATACTCAGATACGTGTCCTGCTGAAAATCAAGGTCAGGATCTTGATGCAGACTCAGACCATTCAGAAACTGATTCAGATCATAAATGGCAAAGTCACGGGGGAACTCTTCTTTGATTTCTGCTTCGGCAAGAATGTTCTTTGCCACAGAAATAGTTCGGAGTTTGTTGCCCTGCTTCACAAGAATAGAATTGTTGATTCCGGCAAAGTTCTTAAGGATTGCGAGGGCATTATCAGACAGTTTCATTGTACGTTCTTTCAGTTTCATTGGTTGTAAGTTTCACGTTGTGCATTCTTGTCGTTGAAGTGCATCAGAAGAACAGCATAGTGCAGGATCTTCATAATGTCACGACGGGCAGTGCCTTTCTTATCATACCGAGAGGCATACTTGAGGATGTTGGATCGGCAGAATGCTTCACCATCACCACAAGCTTCAATCAGATCAAGTGTCTGAATTTTATCGTCACCAGCAGAATAGTGCTGATTGTATGTTCCTCGAACATACTCAAGGAGTTCTTGAAGAATCTCCTCTTCATTATACTTCCAAGGTGTCATAGGATTGATTAAGTCAATAGAACCTGAACTACCAATGTTAATAGTAAAATCGTTTTCATCCATTTTCAAAATTTCATCGTAAAGCATGGACCAAGAATTAGTCATAATCTATTATATCAGGAGATAGTGGTCTCGTCAACGGGCATTTGAAAATCGGCATCTACCTTATCATAGAGTTCAAGAAATGCCTGCTTAGTCTCATCATCAAAACGATTCACACAAACTTGAATTGCCTTTGCTTTATCTTGAAAGATGCCATAAGCACGGATGATGTGAACCAGACGACGAGTGCTGATAATTTCATCAATACCACCATCATAGAAAGTCTTGCGGATAATGTCTGCCCAATCAACAAGACGACCACAGAAATCAGTATCCTCAGAGAGTTTCATCAGAATGTTCTTCTCTTGTGCAGGAGTCGGATATGACTGTTCAAAGGTTACTGGGAATCGTTCGAGGAATGCTTCGTTGAGCACGTTAGTTCCAATGAATCGTCCATCGTCTGAACCTTTACCTTTAGTGTTTGCGGTTGCGATGACATTGAAACCTGCAGTGGGTCGAATAAACTTTCCGATCTTTTTAAGAAAGACTCCATTTCCTTCAAGGATGCTTTGGAGACAGAGAATTTTATTAGAGGCAAGGTCGATCTCGTCAAGGAGCAGGATAGCTCCTCGTTGGAGTGCCTCAATGACTGGGCCATTGTGCCAGACGGTTGCACCATCAACAAGGCGGAAACCGCCAATAAGATCATCTTCATCAGTTTCGATAGTAATGTTTACACGGATGAGTTCTCGTCCGAGTTGGGCACACGCTTGTTCGACAGAAAACGTTTTACCGTTACCCGAGAGACCCGTGATAAACGTAGGGTAGAATAGGCGGGACTGAATAATTTTTTTAAGATCAGTAAAGTTACCAAACTTGACGAAGGAATCATCTTTAATAGGAATAAGGTTTTGTTCGACAGCAGGCAAAGCAGGAGGTGCCTGATATGTTTGCTCAAGTTTTTCTTGTACGGTAAGATTCCATTTACCACGACCAACCTTATAGTCCTCAAGTTTTTTTGTAACTGTTTGAGGAGAGATGTCATTCATGGCTGACCATGCACGAATTTCTGCATGAGTAACAGATTCACCATAAGTTTCCTGAAGAGACTTTAGAATGAAATCAGTGGAGAGAGACATGATGTTCGGTTGTTTGTTTCAACTGAAGTAAGTATACAAGAAAAAAGGGGTCTTGCGACCCCTCAGTGGACAGTTTAGAGATTGCCCAAATAGTCTTCCAATTCTTTTACAAGTCTTTTTCTAGAGTGTCTTCTATCAAGTTCAATACCAACGGTTCTACCATACTCCTCAAGTTCATCCTTACTCATATCTTTGATTGATACATCACTTTCATATGGAGTGGGTTCAACAACCTCTTCTTCAGGAGCAGAAGGTTGTTCTACTACAGGTTCTGGTGTGGGTGCAGGAGCAGGTTGCTTACCACCCAATAAATCTCCAAATCTAGACATTTTTAATACCTATTACTATAAAAATATTTATCACACGATAAGTTCAATAAACTCATTCAGAATTTTTTTATTCATTTTTTTAGTCTTAAGACTCTTAACAAAGGCACTTTTGATTTGAGTTTTAGTAGCTCCTTCATCAACTTCAAACTCAGAATCACTAGAGAGACTATTTCCAGAAAGTCCAAAATAGGAATGATATCCAGAATTCTTGATTGTAAATGACTTTTTCTTCTTCCAATCCCTCATCGTCTTGTCATAAAGTTCACCACCATATCCACAGTAGGAACGAATAAATGAACCAGAATCACGAGAAGCAAGAACACGAATACCAATAAAATTGACATCCTTGAATGTCTCTCTAAGATCTTTTAGAAACACGTCGGTGATCTTATTCCAATCAACATTCAAAGAATAAGTATTGCCAGTTTTTCTGTTTCGAAGAAAACAGTTGTGTCCTAATGATCCAGTACCAATGAAGGGTTCACTCTCCCAACGACGTTGAATTTCACGATGAAACTTAGGAGGATATCCCTCACCATCGGTAAGAACAATACACTGAACTTTTTGAACTTTATTTTCTTGTTTAAATTTTGGCAGAATTTTATGGAGAGCAATCATTGATTCGTTCAAAGGAGTCCCAGAAAGACCCATACCAGTAGGAATTGTATAAACAGAATAAGTAGTACGATCAAAATAGTATGCCAGTCGGAATAGATGCTTCATCTGCTCATCAAGTTCCTTTGCTTTGACATTGTGAGTCAGAAAATTCATCATAGAGAACCATTCTCCAATATGAAAAAGTCCGGCTTTTTTCTTATATGGAAGAGATTTTACCTCACGACATCCATTATCAAGATAATTTACCAAGGGGTATTCATTAGTGAATGCATAAACATCAAAGGGAATACCAACCTTCTTACAAAACCAAACAAGATTGCACATTTGTTTGATGGTATCGATCAAAACATCCTGCATAGATCCTGACCAGTCAAGAACAAAAACTAGTCCATGATTCTTACCATCAGCAAGAGTTGTTACTTTCTTGAACAGATCTTCATTGTGTCGATAAGTGTGTAACTTAGCTGTATCGAGAACTCCAGTCCTACTAGTAGTAGCACGAGCATAAGAGTCTGCAGACTTACGGCATTCGAATTCTTTGACAAGGTAATTCACCTCCTTTTGTGCAGATTTTTTAAACTTTGCAAACTCAGCATCAACAAAATCAAAAAGTTCTGCATCATCAGGATCACTCCATGCTTCACGACACCGATCATGAACTTCTTTATTGGGAACAATAATTTTATCCAAATGAAGATCAGGAATTTCTACATAGACATTCTCAATCCCATCCATAGATGCAAGATTGCGAATCGATTGCTCCAATGCCTCTACAGTTTTTACATCAATGTCAGAGTTAACTGATCCACCACTAAAATCATTTTCATCAGCATCTGTTGATTGATCAGACTCTTCAGTCTCTTGTGAAGATTCCTGCGATTCTCCAGATTCACCATTAGATCCTTGAGTAAATCCTTGCTCTGTCTGCACTTCAGAATTACCAGACATAGGAGATTCTAGACTATCCATCTCAGTCTTAGTATCAGTATTCAGTTGATCAAGACATCGTTGATGAAGTTTTTGTGCCGCCAGAAGAACCTCATCGAAAGTCTCACACTGTTCAATAATGTTGACAATAATCTCATCATCATGGTCAAAAGGAATATTAACAAAGTTACCAATCTTGAAGTATAGATTCACACGATCCGCAAGATTCATTTTAGTAACATCATCACACTCAACACCAAAGAAGTCTTCATCAGCAAGAACCCGATATCCCGCATAGAACGTCTTAGGAAGACCAAGATAACGACGTTTCATCAACTTCTCAATACGAACATCCTCCACAATGTTTACAAACTGTGGAGGAACTTTGACATCTTCTAACCAGTTACGATCTGGTGTATAGAGTGCATGACCAACTTCATGCGCGACCAACATATCGTAAACTTCGTTGCCTGCT